TACATACCCAACTATTAGAAATCAGTATCCTGCACTAACTTTGTCTGGACCTCCCTCTTTTGCTCCATTTCCTTCAGGTGTAAAAGTAGAGTATCGAGGTGGATATGAATCTGGAGATGTTCCTTACGATCTTCAAATGGCTACTTTAGATGTTGTTAAGCTTATTTACAAGCAGGATCAAGAAAAACGCGGTTTCTCATTTGAAGGAGAACGTGGTGACAAGTATCCACTAGCAGGTAATTTTCCTCCTCACATCCGCAGGATTTTAGATTTATACAGGATTATTGAATGAAACTAGATTTTAATCTGCTTTTTGACGGAAAACCTCCAAAAGAGTTTTTAGTAGCCCTTAACAGGGTTAGAAAAGGCAGAGCTAAACCTGACTTAGAGATAAGAAAGAAGATTCTAGATCTACAGCTTCTTTCTAACTTCCTGTCAGGAGAGGCAGCAAAGTTTGGTTTACCTGCTTTTGAAGGTTTTTTAGGTGATCCTAAAGGAGCTGCTAGAAATGCTTATACAGCCCCTGGGTCAGTTCCTGATATTGAGATTACTAAAGATGATTTAGTTGCTTTAGTAGGTCCTCAAGTTGCTGCTGAATTTGTAGGACAACCTGGAGGGCGACAAACTCAAGATAGAATTGCTCTTGAATTAAAGCAAACTGCGACTACTAAAAAAGGAAAAGAAACTCTAACTCAGATTGGTGGTAAAGCTTTTGCTTCAGAGATTGAAGGTCTTCAAAACGCTCTAAATAAAATAGGAGCTAGTAAGTATTCATCAGGTGCAATTTTAGATTGGTTTAACAATGAGGCGCCAAAAGCATTTAGAGAACGAGTGCTTAGACAAATTGAGGAAAAGATTGGCAACGTTTTACTTATTAGTTATGTGGATGAACGTGGTAATGTAGCACCTAGGCCAATTATATCTGTAGTTCCAGGCGCAGCTAAGAAACTAAATTTAAGAAGTCCAGCTAATCAAAAAAAATTTTTAGCACCTGAATTAAGAGGTAGTAGCGTTTCATTTCGTCTAAATCCAGCAGGTGTTAAATTTATTGAATCTCAAGCTATTAATATTACACAACAGGCTACTAGGCAACTTAACAAAAACTTTGCTCAAAACTTTTTAAACTTTTATCTTAACCCTAGATTAGGCGGTTCTGCTATTAAAAAGGCTAGATTACAAAGTAGATTTACGCTTGTAAACGCTTTTGCAGAGTTGATAATTTTAGCAGGCCAATTTGACCCTAGCTTTGGTGGCAAAACATTTAATTTTAGACAAGAGATAGATACAGCTAATCCAGGTGCTATATCGGCGGCTGTAAAACCTTCTAAAAGAAGAGCTTCAACAAAATCTCCACAGCAGCAATTAATAAGCGTGGCTCAGTTAACAGAATTAGCTAGAAACGCTTTTGTACAGAGAATGCCAAGAGGGAACCCTGATGGAACTCCTCCCCCTGTTGATAATATATTAACCTACAGATCAGGACGTTTTGCTAAATCGTTTGAAATTTTAACAGTAGACGAAAGAAATAAAAGAATAAGATACACCTATGATCCGATTTACAGAGTTCATGAAGACACAAGACGAAACCCAAGAACTTTAATTGAGTCAGGAATCAGGCGTGTAGTTCAACAAAAATTTGGAACTTCATTTAGGTTTATAAGACAATGACAACTAATAGACGATCAGAGATAGTGGATGACATCTTAATTCCAGAACTCAAAAAGATTAATGGCGGTACGTCGACTTTTGATTCTTCGTACACCTATAACATTAATCTTTTTGATAATGTTTTTAGAGGTGTAAAATTTTTAGATGAAGTCAATGACTTTCCAGCGATTTATTTAGCGGCGGGTACCGAAATTCGAGATTTTGAATCTTTAAGTTTGACGGTAGCAACATTAGACGTTACTATAAGAGCATACGTTTATGGAGAAGATAATTCCCAAAGCCTCGCAGATGATTTAATTCAGGATATTGAGCATGTCATCTATTCATTAGGCGATAATCCCGATAAAGGTGTGCAGGATATAATTATAGACAGCATCACCGTAGATGAGGGACTTGTAGAACCGTATGGACTTGCTGAGGTAATATTACAAATAGCCTATAGGCTTGAAAACTAAGGAGAAAAACTATGGCGTCTCTTAACTTACAGAGAAATTCTGAGGTGTTCTTCTCAACCATTGACTTGCTCAATGGTGCAGCTGTTTCTGCAATGACTCCTTCTAATACTTGGAAACTCGAAGTATTAGCTGGGTTTGCAGTTACGTCATCTGCTGCTACACAGGACATCACCTCTCTTGAATCTGGTACTTCGCCAGACCGTTCACAGCAGCGTTTTAATACTGCTATTAACCCTGTTGATTGGAACTTCCAGGTCTACCTTCGCCCAACTAGTGTGGATACTGGAGCGACAGCGCTTGGTACAGGTGCAAAGACTAACGAATCAGGAAACGTAAAGCCAATCGCTGACTGGTTTATGTGGCAGTCAATGGTTTCAAATACCAAAGTATCATCTGGTGCTACAGCCGAACAATCTGTTTGGGAAACTGGTGATGGGGCAGGTGCTGATAGTTCAGGTAAGCTGAGAACTACTACTGTTGCTGCTGCTACAGGTTCACATTCAACTCGTTCTAACTTCTCAACTGCTGTTGAAAACCACTTATACTTTAAACTTGATAACGTTGTTTATCAGGTATCTAATGCTACTGTTAATCAGGCAACTGTTGACGCTGGTATCGAGGAAATTGCAACTACTACTTGGGCTGGTTTTGGTACAACTCTTAAAGAGCTGACGGGAACTCCTCGCGATAACGCTATTTCTGTGTTTGGCGGTGTTCTTAACGCGGGTGGCGCAGCTGTTGTTGGTAACTCAAATGCTGCTGCACTTTCTGCTGCATCTTCTTACCACCCATTTAATCAGATGAACGTCGCAGGTTCTGTTGCTACTAACTCGTTTATTAAAAATCGCCTTAGTGCAATTGAATTCCATCATAAAGCTTCTGCTGCTGCGTCTGATGAAGTGTTTACCTTCCCAGTTACAGCGCTTAGCTTTGATTACAATAACAACATTACTTACTTAACTCCAGAAGAGATCTCAGCTCTTAATGAGCCGATTGGTCAGTTTACTGGGACTCGTGCTATTACTGGTTCAGCCACTATGTATCTTCGTACTGGTGACCTTGAGTCAGCTGGCTTCCTCCGTAACATTTCAGAGGATTCCAGAACATCATCTGCACAAACTTCTAACGCTAACCTTATTATCGGTGGCACAACTGCTCCTTACGTGGCATTCCAGCTTGACGCTTGTCAGTTTGAATTCCCGCAGATCGCAACTGAAGACGTTATTTCAATGAGCGTCAACTTTGTCGGTCAAGAGCCTACAGCCACTAAAGGTGATGGCGGAGAAGTCACGATTTTTGCTAAAAAGTCGTAATATTGTTTCTGAGGGGGAACATTAACATTTTAACTACCAGGAGAGTGTTCACCACTTGCGATTCAGGGCTTCCCCTCACCCTTGTAAGCAGATATGTGGTGGACACTCGCATTTTATGAGGGGAATCCATGAGTAAAATTAAAAATCTTATCGCAGACCAATCTTCAGTTTGGGTAGAATACCCAGACATTGACGGTTTTGAAGTAAATCTTCAATACTTAACTCGTGAAGACTTAATGAAGATTCGTAATGCATCACTTACCTATAAATTTAATAAGCGCACTCGTCAGCGAGAAGAAGAAATTGATAATGATCGATTTCTTGAAAACTATGCTGAAAGAGCTATCATTAACTGGAAAGGCCTTAAAGTAAAGCATATGCCCGCTTTAATGCCAGTTGACATTTCAGGAATTGACGGTGAGGACGATATTGAGTACTCTAATGAAGATGCGATTGAACTTTTGAAAAATTCAACTGTGTTTGATCAATTCATTACAGATACTATGAATGATTTTGAGCAGTTCTCAAAGAAAAAAGCTGAGACTAACGCAAAAAACTAAAAGACTACCTTCAGACTGCTCTGCATGGAGGGGGTGTTAGCGTAGAGCAATACTTTCAAATATGCGAGCAGATGGGGGTAGAACCAAAAGAAGAAGACATCCCAAAAGATCCTTCTACCTTTTCTCTTGAGGCTCAACAAGCACTAGTAGTAATGAATGCTTTACCAGATAACTGGGATGGAATGAACGGTGTCTGGTTAGGAAAAGACTATAGCGGTCTTGGAGATATTATGGATATCTTCGAGATTTCTAATAAACGTGAAGTGTTTGAGTTACTTAAAACTTGTGAAGAAGAGCTTGGAAAGTTCTACGCACAAAAACGTAAAGAACAAGAGCAGCTATCAAAGGCTAAGAGAGGAAGATAATTGGCAAAAAAGACTATTGCTGAACTTCAGGTAAAGACAAGTGGTGCTCAAGCAGCTGCTAAACAGCTAGATCAAGTTGGTGCGTCTACCCAAAGACTTGGAAAAAATCAAACTAGATTAGGTCAAGCGTCTGCATCTGCAGGACGCTCTTTTGCTGCTCAGTCT